CCTCCACGCCCAATATCAAATGAGATATTAGCACCGTCTGCTCAAGATCAATCAAGTATAGGATAATGGCAGTAATTCAACCATATAAACCAGTTTTTCCGTACAAAGGGAATCAACTCATTTTAACTAGTGAGAGAGTAACTCTTCATGCAAAGAATGATGCTATCTTCTTGTTTGGTAAAAAAGCTGTTGGTTTATCATCTACTAATACAATTAACTTAGACGCTTCAAACAAAGTTATTGTAGCGGCTCCTGTAATTGAATTAGGAAATAAAGCTGAGTCTTTAGGTGAGCCAATAGTATTAGGAAATACACTGAATCAAAAGCTGTTAACTCTATTAGACGCATTAAATGCTGTAGCTATATTATTAGCCCAGTCTTCTGAGTCTAAATTAGGTGCTACAATGCAAAATATAAACTCTGCTGGAAGTTTACTAGCTCAAACTGCAACTAGACTCTCTCAAGAATTAACACCAGGTCAATCTCAAATATTATCTAAAAACACATTTACTAGGTAGATATGGCAGTTTCTAATTTTAGATTGGACCCACAAACCATTAAAGGTGTTCAAGCCGTCAATAAAGTCGGAGCAGATAAATATAAGGCTGGGTGGGTTAGATTCGGTAATGATAAGCTTAATATTAATACTACCTCTGCTGTAGGTTTAGAAAAAGCAATTGGAGTCACTGCTAGATTTATTATAAAGGTTCAAGGAAAAGTAAATGAAATATTGTACGGAAAATACAATACAGGAAGAGAAGCCACAACATTACTAAAAAGATTATTAAATAAAGGTATAATAAATTTGTTAGGGGGTATTGCGTCAGTTGACTTTTGTAATGTACTTAACTATGCATTGAATCAAGTACCAGACGGAACTCCTTTTGATCCTACTAAACCTCCTCCTGTAAATGAACCTCTACAAAGAAAGAAATGGCAAATACAAAAGGCAGCTTACGATGTTCAACAATTTATTGACGACTATTATAGAGATTACTTAGATAATAATAACCCTCAAAGTAGAGTTGGACTATTTGTTCTTATGCAGCAGATTAACTCTATATTTTCAAATACAATACTAAGTCCAACTGAAGGTATAAATGATCCTCAACTAAAACAAAACTTTCCTCAATTATCTGTTGCTAGTAACTTCCTACAGAATGCTTTAGGTGTATTTAACAGATATACTGATGTTAGACAAATTCCTTCTAATGAAGTACAGAGGTTAATAGACTTTGTAGATAGAGTTAGACAATATTGTATTATAATTCAAGGGTTAAACAATCCAAGAAATGCTATAGGATTAATAGATAGCTCACTTAACTTAAACATACAGAAGGAATTAGAAGATCTATCTAAAGTTATTATCAACCCAGATGTTGCTACTAGAGTTTTAACGTCTGTTGTTAAAACGACAAATGATATTAATACTATAGCACAAAAAGTATTAGGTTTTATAAATACACTACAGATTGTAATTAGAATATGTATCCTTCTAATAAGAGTATATAATATAATTAGTGCTTTCTTCTTAGCGATCCCAGTTCCAAACGTTTACACAACTGTAGGTGTTACCACTAAATTTGCAGACAGGTATAGAGACAAGCTAAAAGAAAAAGGAGAAAAAAAGTTAATCAAAAGATTAGAACAAATTGCAGCGGTTCTTAATTTAGCTGCTATATTATGTACTAGTTTAGTGGTCGCTATTCAAGATATAATTTCTAGACTACAAGTTATACTACTTAACCTAGAGAATTGTACTAATAAGAATGAAGGTCTTATTAACGAGATTAAAGATTCTATATCAACTTTAACTAATACAGGAAATCAACTACAAAAATTCCTTGACCAGTATAACAACCAACAAAAACAAGCTGAGTCTAGATTTGGTAATTACACAATTCAGATAGTTACTGAACAAGTTGTAGATGAAGGGATTAACCTAAAAAGAAGATATGGTATTGCTACCGATTCTAATAAATACATCGTAGTCCAAACAACTCCTACATTTGCTTCTTTAGATTTAATTATCATTAACGAGGTTAAAGTACTCTTAGTGTCAAAAGGTTTAGTTAGTACTGGCCTATCTGGAATTGATTCTGAGGATCAAGTAACTATATTAGAAGCCGCCAGATTCTTAGGAGACGATGAAATAGACATTGCTAATATACAACTAAGTGACGAAGATATAGAAACATTGGAAGAGCAAGATGATGATCTAGGTTTGAGTACTTTTGCTAATAACTTACCAGGTGGAAGAGCTTTGAGAAGAAGAGTCAGAGAAAAGATGCTCAAAAATATAACTTCTTTAGGTGGTAATTTACAGTCTACTGATCCTGGAGGAAGATTCTCTTCTGGTATAGTAAAACAACAGAACTCTGTAGCCAATAAACTAAAAATACAGCAACTAGAGGACAAAATAGGTGGTTGGAAAAAGGAGATTGCTTTAGCCGCTACTCAAGGATTTGTCGGCCTAGCTATTATAAAAGATAGGACTCAAAAGATTAAGGATGCTGAAAGGAAAATCCAGCAACTTAGACAAGGTTAAAATATATAAGGCAAAATATTTATAAGATATGGCACAAATTGATGCACTAAGAAAACTAATCCGTGAAGAACTTCGTCAAGTTCTAAAGGAAGAACTACCTAAAATACTTAAGGAGGCACAAGCTCCTGTAGTAAAAGATCCTAAAAAGGCACTTCAAGAGCAGGTTAAGGCTAAAATCCCTGGTACATTAAATACCCAGACTAGTAGACCTCAAATAAAGTTTGCTTCCAATAACCCTATGGCCGCCTTCTTAAACGATACGGCTAAGAATATGTTGAATGAAGACTTTTCTATGACCTCAGCTGATGTACACCCTGCTATGGCCTTTCAGCCTAACCAGGTATCTGTAGGATCTGTTGAAGGTATGTTAGGATCTGCTAGACCAAGTTCAAACCTAGCAGCCGTACAAATAAATGAAGTGCCAGACTTTACTGGCTTAATGAGTAAATTGAAAGAGAAAGGAGCTATCTAATGGCATACGGACTAAAGAAAATATCAGTAGTAGACCTTAGACCATCAACAGGTGTTGGTGTCAAAATCCCTTTTGATGCTGAGAACGTATTTTCTACCGTATACACAACCAAAGATCAGACTAAGTATAACTTGATCAACTTTTTACTGACTGATCCAAGAGAAAGACCTTTCAACCCTACTTTTGGTGCCGGTCTTCGAGCAAGACTGTTTGAACAAATTGACCAGGCTACTTTTGAGGATATTAAAGATTCAATAAGAACCCAGATAGAGGCTTACTTCCCAAATGTTCAAATAGTAACACTAGATATTATAGGAAACCCAGACTACAACTCTATCAATATAAAATTTAGTTATCGCCTTATAAGATCAAATGAAAATGATTCAGTCACAGTAGCTATACAAAACGCATAAAAATGTTGAACCAGGTAGACATAAAATATTTAAATAAAGACTTTACTTCTTTTAGGTCTGACCTAATTGAATATGCTAAGGCTTATTACCCAACAGTCTATAATGACTTTACTCAGGCTTCTCCTGGTAGTATGTTTATTGAAATGGCTTCTTATGTAGGAGACGTTTTATCATTTTATTTAGACAACCAGATTCAAGAGACTTACTTACAATATTCAAAGCAGAAAGGTAACTTATATACTATGGCCTATATGTTAGGTTATAGACCAAAGGTAACTTCTGCCGCCACAGTAATGTTAGATGTTTATCAACAGGTTCCTTCTATAACTTCAGGATCTAGTGTAAGCCCAGACTTTACTTACGCTATGACTATTGAACAAGGCATGCAAGTTAAGTCTAATGTAGATAGCTCTGTATTGTTTTATGTGCCACAAAAAGTTGACTTTACAACTTCATCTTCATACGATCCAACTACTGTAGAAGTTTATACAATTAATGGGTCTAATGTTCCTACGTCGTATCTTCTAAAGAAGAGTGTTCAAGCTATATCTGGTCAAGTAAAAACACAAACATTTACATTTGGTGCTGCTCAAAGGTTTACTACGATTAATCTTCAAGATAGTAATATTATAACTATTCTTGAGGCTAAAGATTCTAGTGGTAATACTTGGTATGAAGTACCATATCTTGCTCAAGACTATATATTAAAGCCTGTACAAAATACAGCCGCTAATTACCCTAGCCTTTATCAATATCAGAATCAAGTTCCTTACATGATTCAAAAACTAAGTGTTCCTAGACGTTTTGTTTCTAGATTTAGAGTAGATGAATCATTAGATATAGAATTTGGTGCAGGCATAAATTCAGTAGCAGATACTGCAATAATACCAAATCCTAATAGTGTTAGTGTTGGTTTAACTGGTGGAGGTTTAAGCACACTATCTAGCTCATTTGACCCAACCAACTTTGTAACTACACAAACTTATGGTCTTGCTCCAAAGAATACTTCTATCACATTCCAATATCTTGTAGGAGGTGGTGCCTCTTCAAATGTATTAACTGGACAACTTACTGAAATAGTATCTTATACAGTATCTGGAAATACAACTTATCAAAATACAATTGTTACAAATAATCCTGAACCTGCCGCAGGAGGTGGTGATGGTGATTCTGTAGAACAACTAAGGTTCAATATAGCAGCAGAATATCCAACTCAGCTTCGTGCTGTGACTCAAGAAGATTATCTTG